ATTGCCGTGACACGAGTATATTTATACACCCCTCGTATTACGGTGTGGTATCTTTCGCGTACCAAACGGATTATTTAAGGCATCACCCTACAGAAAACCTCCTCTATAAACAAAAGGATTCAAATTCGATCCGGCTGGATTCGTAAAAGTGTTATTGTCTCCGAGGTACAAGCTCTTCGTGCCTTTGTAAACCTTTACTCCAGGAGCAATCACGTGAAATCCTAATCTAGATTCGTCACTTAGCCCTACAAACAATTCCGTCACTCCCTCAAATTTAAGAGCTATGTTCAAATTCGTATACTGTACGACAATTGAACCAAAGTCTGCTTGAGATAGAACATCAACACTGCCATCTAGGTTAAAGTCTCTAAATTTATTTGGACCTCCCATAAATTTATAAAAAGAAGTGTCTGGTACCATAAATTCATAGATAACGTGGGTTTTATTAGACTCCTTGCTAACTATTTGAAAAGGTAAAACAATCGATTCATTGCTCGCGGAATGTGGACTAGGAAAAAACGATGTATTACATGGTGCAGATACTATGGTTTTAGAATTCACTAAGCCATTGATATTTTGTGGTAAATAATAAATTCTAACACCGATCTGATCAACATCGGATACTAACTCCTGTTCAACCACTCTATTAATTGTAAGCATTAATCTGAACTTAAAGCCAACCGTTTTTCCGTAATACATACGGCTAAACGCTTCTATCGGTGTATAACGCCAAAAATTGGGATCTTCTCCTAAAATAGCGCCTAGCCTCAACACTGTGTTGGTAGTTTCTAAGGGTGCTACCCGCACTTCCCTAACGTCAGATTTATACATACGCCTAATGAATGGTCTAATGTCCAAAGTGGGCATCAAACGCGTGAGATGAGTCAATTGAACATCCTTGGTATCAACCACATGCTCTTTATCTTGACTCTGGGGTTCGTTCATAACTTTCATCGAATTACCGGATTGAGCCTCAAACACAAGATCTGAATCTCGAGAAGTTGGTTCAGGTATAACCTGAAAATTTGCATGGTAAGTATTTGAAGTGCTATAACCATAAAAAGTTAAGTCAGGGCAACCCTCTATGAACACATTAAATTCAATCTCATCTGGCGAAGAATCCGACTTAACCAACGGTTGGGCAACATAGATATAATACATACCATGAAACAACGCCTCAAAATCCATATTATTTGCGCACGGGGTAATGTCATTTCTGCAAAGGTACGGCAAGTCGACTTGATGTTCTTGACCTCCTTGAGTGAACTCCAATAGATGTGTAGGAGCATTAGCGATACTTTGATAAGTAGGATAGGCAGATGTAACACGAACTGAAGGATTATACAACTTTATTACTTTTAACTTACATTGCTGTTTGTTATTCATAACAGATTGTATTGTAATCTTCAATCCACCTCTCCATCCCCTAGAAAAACTGTGAATGAGCTCAATATTGTTAAAAACTTCTACAATATCAGCCAAAGGAACTGACCTAATCCCACCTTGGAATGGTGATATAGGACGTGCCCATAACATCTTCCCTAAATTATCGTTAACTCCAACTTTAAATGATCCAATAAACTGTCTTTTAGTTAAAATATGACTCAAAGCCATTTCATCTACTGTCGATCCGAAGATGGGCTCCTTAACAATCCTATCAAATTTAGTATAAGGGTCAAGCTTCTCAAAATACTGTGCTGTATCAATGTTATTTTGAAAATTCAGTGGGGTTGTAATAACGCGTTCATGTATCATCGGAACATTTGGATTGTGTAAACCAGTATAGTCTCTGATTATACCTCTACCATAATCCAATGCGTCTGATGCCACTCTCTTTAAGCCTCCAACCGCATTATCAATAAGTCCAGATATACCATGAGTTACAAAGTCAAGTATACCACTCTGGGCGGTCCAGGTCACAAAACGAGGAGTAGGAACAGCTAAATCAAAGTTCTTAAAGCAAGCTTCTACTACAATTCGCAATGATGAACTAGAACCAGTCGATGGTGCTAATGGATTCAACACCATAAAAACCAGAGTAGCATAATTGCCATTGACCTCAGTTATATCTAAAGTGTTTTGATAACTTTCAGATAACTCCATGTCAGTCGTAGCCAAATCAGTATTACAAAACCAAGGAACATTCAAAGCAACAGATGTGGCTTCATTTGCGTGCAAAAAAGCATGAGGTCCGCTCATCAACGTATTTATCAAATTTTTGTTGTAAAATCCATTGGTGGGAAAAGAAGGCATAGGTGGTAAAACACCCACTAACACACAACCAGCATGGGTTATAGTGCCAGCCATAGATACGTTAAGAACCATGTCCGGCCTACCATAAGCAGCCATTTTAAACATATTCAGAACCGAAGGATTACTTCGTGCTATATCACCTGGTAAAAATTTTACACTGTTTGCCAAAAATGAATATCTTGTGGCGGTATTTGGAAATACAACTTCATCAACGTAAAACGGTCTCTCAATAAAAGATCGGGCATCAACTCTATAAGAATCAGGTATATCAACTTTCATATAAAGATCGTTGTACGGAGTTGAGATTTCCTGTATTTCTCGCGTGGTTATAGAAGCAACTTCTGTAGACATGTTCTGTGAATTTAAATCAAAGTCATTACTAGAGATTTTCTTAAAATCATAATCAATATTTTGTAATGTTGTTGCGTATGAAAGTTTTCAGCACGATTACGCAAAATCATGCATAGCACAAGTTTTGAAACAACAAAATCACGGCTAGAGCGATCGTGCTACTGCTCTATTTCATAACCGTATAATTTTGTTGTGGCTGTGGGTTGCCATCCTGATCAACAAGGTTTTATTTACATAGTTGACTCTATGGTTTATTTAGTAGGTTTTCTCCTACACCTTTTATAGTAGCGTTCTACTGATTTGAATTGCCATTTTTCAAACCCTGGATCAAATCGTAACCAGAGTCTGCATCAAGTATCTTTAGAACTTGAGGTTCTGTAAAAAAAGCCTCAAATGGATAATACTTGATGAATAAATCTGTCAAACGTCTGTACAAAAGTGGCGAATGTAAATATGCTTCAACTTGCATCGCACGCATTTTTCCATTCATTGCCGTTTGTAAATCATCTGTATCTACATTAATCCATTGGATGGTATTCAATATAGTATCCAGAGACAAACAACCGACATACCTCTTAAGGACAGGGTGTTTTCGAAAATGCCTTTTAACATAAGTCAATTTTTCAAAAGGTTGTGAAGGTTCCGTTATTGGTGATTTGTCACCATTAGTGCAATCCATGCCTAAAGATTCAGCCACTTCCTTAATCGTAAACAAATTAAAGAAGTCACCCATCTCGCCATCTGCACCAACAATTTTATCATCACCAGTAACAAAATCCACTACACTATGTACATCTTCAACTGTTGCGTGTGGCTTATTCCTGTAAATAACCAATGCCGTTAAACACTTGTTAATCAAACAGTTAATAAGCAAAGTCAACCAACAGCCTGATGGAAGGCCATGTGTGGTCCACCAAAGTTCGTCATTAATAAGAACAAACGAGCTGGCTATAGTAGCGGCCAACCATTCTATCATATAAGGATAATCTCCAGTGTAAAATTCACCCATAGTTTCAATTATAACAGTCATTACTAACTCCATTACGCTACCATCCCACTTACCGAAATCTGCATCAGCAGTAGTTCGGCACTTGAGCAATTTCTTAGCCAGTTCATCTGCATCCTTGTAAGGGTTAAAACCAACTGAAATACCTGTTTTCATTCGCGTGTCTTTAAAATGTTTCAATAATCTTCCAAAAATCTTTTTACACCAAAAGGTGTGACCCAGAGGCATAACCCTTATAGTTCTAGGTGTATCAACCTTATTAGATTTTCTCAACTCGTCTTTAAAAGCACTACGAGATGCAAACAGTCGGTAGTCATAAGTTTTGTTAATAGCATCCATTCTAACCTTTTCCTTTAATTCATACATAAGTGGTTTAATTTCTTTCTTTACAAAATCGAAGTAATCATGTTTAGTACCCGGGGCTCCTATTCCGTTACTAGAATGTGAAGCTATAGGTGGTAAATCAGGAGAGCCAAACGCTACTTCCTCATCGGGTACATCAGTGAATTTAACCATAATGCTACGTAAATACTTCCTCATAAACTCCAATTCATCATTTGAGATGACTCCTTGATGTTTAAAAGCTTTCATCTCCATAGCCTTCATGGTCTTTGCCGGTGTACCATTGGCTCGAAAATTAGGAGGGGCTTTAAAATCAATTTTTTCTTTAGGCACAGTCGTGTATAATAAAGGATTTTCCAATCTCTCTGATTGCTCTACATCAGTTATTAGGTTTTTCAAATCATCACAAAAATCTACATGAAGTGGAGTTTTAACAAATGAAGTGTCACTTATAGCTCTAACTTGATCAATTTCTCCTTCGTACTTAATTCTAACTCCTGAAACATTAGGGATTATTTTTGAATCAAGATCAAAATCAGAATGATCAGTATCCTTCATTACATGAACCAAATCTTCAAATACTTGTTTCGGAGGGCGCACACAGAAACCTACATTAGAACTACCAGCCACATGAAATCCAAGGACTCCATGACCTGGCGTTACTAATATAGTTCCGCACCCACCAGCGGCGGAAAAAGGGGTAAAAAAGCCAGAATCAGGCTTATGCTCCCATTTTCCAAGACTGGTGGAATAAGACACAGTCTCGTTATTCTTTTTGACATGTACATTGTAATCCAAACGTATATAACCTGTGGAATTCATTAAATACAAATTTTTAAAGTCGTAAACATCTGTTCTGTACAAGTCAAATATCTTCGTTAACCTATATGGAGGTGGTCCGGGGTTAGTTATTTCATACACAGCTAAATCAGAAGCAAAATAAGACTTAACTAGCTTCAATCTAAGATTTTCTCTTTCGACATGCTTGTTCTTATAATGTTCCCAACTTCTATATATATTGACCAACCTATTTTCCACATTCATGTGGGCAGGAATAAGAATACGTCTTCCAGAAACCACACATTGTGTATTCTCCTCAGGCATACCACTCATTTCTCGCAATACTAAAGTTCTACAACTAGACTGCAATTCTGATATGCGTTGATTGTAATCACGGGCGCTATCGTTTCCGTCAACTTGAGGGTAAAAAGACTTTATCTCAATATCCAACAACTTAACTTTTTCCAGACAGTAAGTACTCAAATCTAAATTATCTTGAACAAATTCTGGTGTTGACAAAACATCTTGTTTACTTCCTAGGGCATAACCTAAGAAAGCAACTATTGTCAAACCAAATATGCCACCAAATAAATAAGATAAATTTAAGTTCTTACATCCTTGGAAAAATTTAGGTACTTCTTCTTCAACAAACAATTTCACCATATCCATGTAAGATTTCACATGCGATCCAATCACATGCATCAAATACCCAATATACTCATCAATAATCGCTACAACATCTATAACTGAATCCATGGAAATACAAAAATAATATCTTAAAGAACGTAGAATGTTAAAAGATTGAGATTGAAACAACTGTGCTTCACCACTACGCACTGAATTTATGATCATATCAAGTTGCTGATTAGAAACATTCAAAACAGATTCTACACGTTTCTCACACAACTGAATATGATTATAAACCCTGAACATCCAAGTTAATGAAGCCAAAGTTCTATCCTCTATCGTAGAAAATCGCGAAGTGTCAAAAACAGTTTCCAATTCCTTAGAATCTTTCAAAGAATGTTGGTTTATAAAACCTTGCTCCCAACGATGGGATCCTATATGATCAAACTTGTGGTAACTAAAAATTTGAGTAAAATCAGGTGTGTTACCTCTAGTAACTTTGATCAGATGAACTCTTCTAAAAAGAGCTTCAGGTTCTGATATACAATCGCTAGATGTAAAACCAATTAAATCACTAAAATGATTAGTTGTACAAACTATAATCTTAGAATTAAAAAACTTGGTATTTTTCTTGGACGCAGTAGCACAAGGCAAAGGATATTTCACAGGGGATACATAATTTATG